CAGTACCACCAGTAATAACCGCTAGGTCTTCCATCGTGTAGTTCCTCTTCTCTCCTAGGAACGGTGCTTTGATAGCTGCAACCTTCCATCCACCTCTAATCTTGTTGATTACCAGTGTAGCTACAGACTCACCTGATAGGTCACCTGCTATTATAAAGATAGGCTTGCTCTCAGGGATACACTCCAGTACCTTTATGATGTCAGTAACAGCCTCTATCTTAGCCGTGGTTAGTAGTATCAGGGGGTTGTCTAACTCTACAGTACTCTTAGCCTCGTTGTTGATGAAGCCTGATGAGGTGAACCCTCTAGAGAACTTCAAGCCCTCAACTACATCTACATAGGTATCGACACTCTTAGACTCCTCAACAGTAATAGTACCCTCCTTGGTTACCCTGCTGATAGCGTCCTCAACTATGTTACCTATCTCAGCATCTCCATTGGCTGATATAGTAGCGACCTGTCTGGTCTGCTCTGTACCGTTAACAGGCTTAGACATCAACGCTAGCTCCTTAACCACTAAGGCTACGGCTTCGTCTATACCCCTCTTTAAATCTACTGGGTTAGAACCCTTGTCTAGGTACGCCATACCCTCAGCAATCATCTCCTGTGCTAGCACTGTAGCGGTTGTTGTACCATCTCCAGTGTCCTTAACAGTCTTAGCTGAGACTCCTTTAATCATCTGAGCTCCCATATTAGCTAGGCGGTCATCCAACCACACCTCCTTGGCTACAGAGTAACCATCCTTAGTTACGTGAGGAAGTGCAGGTGCAGGCTTCTCTATAACTACATTTCTACCCATAGCTCCCATAGTACAGGCTACCGAGTCTGCTACTACGTTTATGCCACGCATAAGACCCTTCCTAGCCTCCTGCGAGAAGTTTATATCCTTGCTCATTATATTCTAGCTCTATTAAGGTTCAACGCTCTAAATCTCTTAAACATAGACCTCCTGTCCTTTCGGTTCATGAAGTTGTTTAGGTACGGGTTATTCTTTGTTATAGGGTTAACCAAGACCCCCTCACTGTTGATAATCTTAGTGTAGGGGATGTTCTTAGGTATCTGACCTATTGTAGGCTCTGGTGTTACAACCTCTGGGTCTACTACTGTAATCTCTTTACTGTCTTTCATGTTCTTAAATTTAAGTTAAAGTTATTTAATTGGGCATCCACCTAATCCGCAAGCTCCAAGGTCTTCCAAGTCGTCCTCGTTAATCTCTACCGAGACGATAGGCTTAGTTAAGCTAGATAGGTATTCAAACTGTTCTTTACTAATATCCTCGTAAGGAAGCTGCTTAAAGCCTGACGCTCCCATCTTTAGTAGGAAGCTAAGTGACTTAAAGTTGTCCTTGAAGTTCTCCTCTAGGTAAGCCTTAATCTCTGGTAGCTCCTCCTTAGTATAGTATGCTGTAACAGACACTGAATTATCCGACCAGTTCTCCTGCATAAACTTGACGGTATCAAGCTGCTCGAACACTGTTATGCCATTAGCTGAAGGCACACCCTCTGGGTAGCTACAAGGAAACTCTACAACACATATCTTCTTGTCTAAGCTGCCATCAAAGTTCTCTTGAAACTCTACGTGGTATCCGTGCGACTTACACACCTCTATAAGTGGTGACTCTGACGCCATTCTAACCCTCCTGATGTAGTACCTACCTGCTGTAGCGGGGTGAACACCTGCTGTGACACCTGCTAATAACGATAGTGTACCACTTGGCTTAACTGTAGTAAGCTTAATAGACTCTGGAAAGCCCATAGCCTTAGAGTACTCCTTGTCATAAGCTCTTAGGTATGTGTAGCAGCCATCCAGCCAGCTTAACTGTTCCTTAGTACACATCATCACACCCGTGATACCGATACCCATCCTCATGTTCTTGTGGACTATATCCTCTGTAGTCTTCTGGTGACACTTAAGTGCTAACGAATGCTTAGCAACTCTATACAGCATTACTGCTACCCTCTTAAGCTCCTCGTAAGAGTCTATGTTAGGTAGGTATATCTCAGCTAGGCAGCATGTCTCCCTGTTAGCTAGACCCTGCTCTGCACATGGGTTATACCCCTCAACCTCTGGGTCTGGATACTCAATCTCACCAAGTCTGCCCATCTTCTTAGATAGGGCGATGTTAACCAAGCCGTAAGGCTCTCCTTGCTCGTACGTGTCCCAGAACTCCTGAGTCAGTAGCTTAGCATCTGGACAGTCAACCGAGTTGTTAGACATAGCCCTCCAGTTAGGTACAGAACCTAAGTCCCATCGCTTAGCCTTCAAGTACTCTAGGTCATCATAGTCACCGATAGCAATCTGTGCTGAACGTCTTATGTTACCTGCTACAACAATGCTACCTATAATGTTCATGATATCTAGGCAGTCGATAGGTCTTAGCTGCTTACCTCTCCTACCGTTTAGTATACCTATTATATCGTTCAGACCTTCTACCAGTATGGCAGCACCTGACGCTACACCACCAAAGCCTTTGATAGGCTCACCGTAGCCCCTAATTAACTGGGTGCTGTAAGTAAACCCCTCACCTGAGTAGAAGTAAGACTTCAAGACCTTACCTAGCAGCTTTACCCAACCCTCTCTAGTGTCTGGCACTATGTAGTCAGCCTGCTTGTCATCCATCTTCTTAATCTTAACCTTCTTCTTCTGTAGCTTAGGCAGCTTGTATACGTGCTCTCTCTTTATAGAGAACCCTACACCAGACCCTAGCATAAGCATATCCATAGCCCACGTAAATGGACTGATAGGCTCATCAATAACTACGAATGCACAGTTCTGTAGTGACGGTAACCCTAACTGGTCTACTGTCCTTGTACCTAACTGCCACATAAACCTACCTGCAACAGAGCCCTTCATATTGTGCCTCATGTCACGGTAGAACTCCACCTCACTATCATTAAGCTTTAGGTTGAGCTGTTTATCAATCCCATTCAGCTCACGCTCTACGGTCTCTGAGAAGTTCTCCTTACTTCCGTCTGACTTCTCTCTGGAGTAGGTTCTGGAGTACACTATGTTCCCAATCTCTCCCCACTTAACTGGTCTCTCTACTGTCTTCTTACTCATCTACTATAACTGTTTTTAAATATGTTAACTCCCTCTCTAAATACTCCTGAGCCTTTGTTAAGTCCTCAATCTCATTGTCCTTCTTCCCTGCCCTGCAGATATACTTTAGGATGTTGCCTCTATTAAAGTTGAGGTCATACTCCTTAGCTATATCTATAACATCGAACTCGGACTTGCTTTTATAATACCTTGGTTTCATAGTTTGCAAATTTACGGTTTAATTAAACGTCTCATTGTTAAATTGTGTTAAAGTTAGAACGGAGTCTCATAATCAACCTCCTCTACCTCTCCAAACGCCTCCTCTGGCGTAGCTGTGTTCATCTGAGCCCTGATGCCTCTCCTAGATTTAATAGCTGCGTACATTGGATTATCTCCGTTAGTATCAAAGTAACCTAGAAACCCATCACGGGTCTCGAATATAAGTGACGTGTAGTCATCCTTGTCGTGCCTCTTACCACCAGTCTCAGTCTCCTTGACCTTCTCCACTATGAACTGCATAGTCCTCTTAACCTCATTGTCTGTGTGGTTAACAACCCTGTGCACCACAAAGAAGTCATCCACCCTGTAAGGGAAGTCAGCCCCACCTTGTATAGAGTACTTAGACGGTGGCATTAGATAGCCGTACTCGTCTATGTTAGTCCTAGGTGAGCTTGATGATGGGTGAGCCATGATGTACACCGCACAGTACTCCTCAGCAAACACCCTCAGCTCTGAGAGTATCTCGTTGTTGTGACTGTAGGAGTTACCATCAACCTTAAAGAAGTTGTAGGGGTCTATAAGTAGGGCGTCTATACCCTCAACCTCGTACAACCTCTTACCCATCTCTATCACGTCCCTGATGGAGTAGTGCTTCTTGTTGGATATGATGTGGAACGCTGCCCTAGAGTCCTGCTTGTACTTATCAAACAGTAGTGGACTGTCCTTGAACGACCCTATAGACTTACCCGAAAGGGTCTCTATAAGACGTCTACGTGACATAGCAGTCCTGTTCTCTGGCATTACCATCCCCCACTTCCAATCGTGCAGTACGTGCGTCGCTGCAGCTATTGTAAGCATGAATACAGACTTACCAACACCGTCATAACCTAGCCCTATGTTAAGTGAGTTAGGCTTAATCCTAAAGTACTCGTCAACATCCCTAAACCCAGTGGACAGACCTAAGCTAACCTCGCCCTTTCTGGCTTGGTCTAGGTAGGAGTTCTCCTCGATATCGTCTGAAAGGAATGATAGTGTATCTAACTGCTCGTCCCAGTCCTCGGCATCCTCCTCAACCTTAAGCTTCTTAGGCTCTTTAGCGTCCTCTAACCCGTAGCCTAGTTCATATAGCTTAGCGTAAGCCATGTCATACCTACCGTCACACTCAAGCTCAGCAAATATAGCGTGGTTGTTGTAAGGCTTCTCCTCATCAAACGTGTCCTGTGATGATGTGAACACGTATATGAACTTACCCTCCTTATGATACCCTGCTGAGATACCCTCAGTCTTGTTAGGTCTTGTTAGGTTAATCCAGTCACTGTCCTCATTCCACACAGTCCAACCATGCTTCTCCAGTATCTCTATACCAATAGCAGGGTCGTTGTTATACTCAGGGAACTTATCAAACTTCTTCCTATCCTCAGACCTCATACGCTTAGAGGCGTCCTTGACTATAGTCTGGTTCAGCATCTTAGCCGACACAAACAGTGATAGCCTCTCCTCTGGCTGTATGATTGGTATGTTCTCGAAAGAGCCTTGTAGTAGCTTATATCCCTCTGATGGGTAGCACTTAATAAGACCACCCTCGCCCCTAGTCTCTATGATAGCCAGACCCTCTGGGTTCTTAGCTAGCTTCTTAGATGAAGACACATCCTCACACCTGTATATCATATGATACCCACCAGATACAGTGCTCTGTACCACCAACCTCTTTAAAAGGTCTGCAGGTATCTTAGACTTGAATATCTTCATAACAAGCTTAGGGTCTGCAGCGTTCTTTAGGTCGAAGTCAATAGCCTCAAGACCTTGAGAGATGATACCCGTAGAGACACCGATGGCGTCGTAGGGGTATCTCTCAATGTCCTGCTCTGTAATCTTCACAGTGTTGTGGTTCTCGTTGAGAGGTCTCTTCTCATTGATAGGTATAGGTAGTGGGTTTAGTCCATAGACCATGTACTGTCTAGCTATCTCTTTTCCGTTTGTCATTTTATTAGTTTTAATGCGTCTAGTAACCCTACTTCTAAAGCTTCTTCGTATGAATCGAAATAATTAATATTACCTGTTGTTCCTGATAATGTGTTTTCGGTGGATGTAAATTTACCCCTAGACACAGAATATTTATTATTATCTTCCTTATAACAAGTTACCTCAATTTTATATACATCTCTCAACCATTTTTGAAGTAATGATTGTGTTGGTGCTTCAATTATGCTTTCAATACGTAAAGCTGCATGTTCACCACACTTATATAACTTTTTAGAAGTGTTTTTTATTGGATAACTCCTACCTTCTTCATCTATGCCAAACATTTTACTATTTGGTTTTGTATAA